GCAAATCATTAAATAGATTTACTGATGCCGAACTTCTTAAACTTAAGAAATCAGAAACAAATTTTAAACAATATTCAATTAACATTGGTGACGTTCAAATACCATTTGGTCAATTAGACCCTTATGGGGCTTTCTTTGGAATTATCGCTGACTACAGCACACATAAAAATAGACTTACTCAAGAAGCTATAGATAAAATTGGTGCTGACATGACGTTGTTCTTATCAGGTCAAATGGATAGCAACCCAATACCTATTGCAGATAGAATTGGAATTACAGTATCAGCAGGTAAAAACGCATTAGTTGGAAATACATTAAGCAAAACATATTTTAAAGGTATTCAAGATATTATTGATGCAATGATGAGTGAAGACCCTAAGAGTGCATCAAAATATTTTCAAGATAAAGCAGGAAGTTTTGTACCAAGTATTTATACAAAAATAATTAATGACCCTTATTTAAGAAGTGCTAGAAGTACATTAGATAAAGTAATTAATGAAAGATTAGGCATCGGAACACCACCATCACCACAATATAATTTCTTTGGTGAACCACTTAAAAAAGGTGATGAAGATGATGCACAAAGAATATTTAATAATCTTTTAAATCCCATTCCAGTTGGAACTAAAACAAATGATGTTCTTACTAATGAAGTATTAAGATTAGGAAAATTACCTGAGAAGATAAAAGAATTTCAAGATGGAGTGGATTATACTCAATATAAATTCGGTAAAGACACAGCTTACGACAGACTTAATCAAATATTAAGAACTACTAAGATTGAAGGTTTGACTCTTAAAGAAAAATTAACTCAAGACGTTCAGAGTGATTTTTATAAAAGTAAAACTGACCCAATAAAAATTGCACAAGGAATTGCTGATAGCGGAAGTAAGTACGAATATATCAATATGAGATATGAGCAATATAAGGCAAGAGCTGAAGCAGTGTTTCAATCAGAAATGGGTAAATATGCTCACACTGATAATGCTGACAGAAATCTAAGAGAAGATATTAAAAAACAAAACAATAACGCAACAACAATTAAAAGTGGGAATAGAAACCCTAATAGTCTTCAACCATTAATTAACTTTTACCAACAATAAATAATGCCAACATATTACGCACAAATTACCTACACAGGTAATGGTAGCACTACGTCTTTTGCTATACCATTTCCTTTTCTAGATGGGTCTCATGTCAAAGCATACATAAATGGAACTCTTAATACTAACTTTACAATTAGCACATCAACTTTAGTATTTGCTACTGCTCCAGCTAATGGTGCAACAGTAAGAATTGAAAGACAAACACCTATTGATGTAAGACTTGTAGATTTTCAAGATGGTTCTGTTTTAACTGAAGCTGATTTAGATAAGTCTGCCAATCAAACATTCTATATTGCACAAGAAGTTTCTGACGATTCTTTTAACAATATGGCGGTTGATACAGACGATAAGTACAACGCAAATTCAAAAGTAATTAAGAATGTAGCTAACCCTGTTAATGCTAATGATGTAGTTAATAAAACTTATTTAGAAAACACTTGGTTAAGCACAGCAGATAAAGCAACATTAACAAACTTAAATTCAAACATAGCAAGTGTTACAGCAGTCAATTCTGCTTTAACAAATGTAAATGCTGTAGGTTCAGATTTATTAGAAGCAGTATCAGAAATTAATACAGTAGCAGTGAGTATAGCTAACGTAGATACAGTTGGAACAAACATTACAAACGTAAATACTGTAGCTGGTAATAATGCTAATATAAATACTGTAGCTTCAGCAAATTCTAACATCACGACTGTTGCAGGAGCAAATGCAAACATTACTGCTGTAGCTGGTCAAATTACTCCTACAAATAATATTTCTACAGTTGCAGGTGCAGTTGCTAATATAGGAACTGTCGCAACAAACGTAGCCAATGTTAATATAGTTGGTGGAGCTATTGCTAACGTAAATACTGTAGCAGGAGCAAACGCAAATATTACAACAGTTGCAACAGCTAATACTAATATTGGAACAGTTGCTACTAACGTAGCTAATGTAAATTTAGTAGGTGGTTCTATTGCTAATGTTAATACAGTCGCAACGAATGTCGCTAACGTAAATACTGTAGCTACAAACAACGCAAACATCACAACAGTAGCGGGTGCTAACGCAAACATTACAACACTTGCAGGAATATCAGGTGCAATAAGTACAGTTGCTTCTAACTCTGCAAATATTTCTACAATCGCAACTGATATTGCAAGAGTAATAACTACTGCAAATGATTTAAACGAAGCAATTTCTGAGATTGATACAGTAGCTAATGCAATTACAAATGTTGATTTAGTTGGAAATAGTATTTCAAATGTAAATACAGTAGCAACTAATATAGCAAATATTAATGCTGTTAATTCTAACAGTTCAAATATTAATGCTGTTAATTCTAATTCTACAAATATTAATACTGTAGCTACTAACAATGCTAACATTACAACTGTTGCTACAAATATAGCAAATATAAATTCAGTAAATTCTAATAGTTCAAATATAAATTCAGTAGCAGGTAACTCTAGTAATATTAATGCAGTAGTCTCTAATGCTACAAACATTAATTCTGTTGCAACAAATTCTGCAAATATAAATACTGTTGCTTCAAACGTAGCTTCAGTAAATAGTTTTGCAAATGTTTACAGAATTGCATCAACAGCTCCATCTACAAGTTTAGATACAGGAGATTTATGGTTTGATACTACAGCAGGAAAATTAAAGATTTGGAACGGAACATCTTTTGATTTAGCAGGTTCATCAATTAATGGAACTTCAGCAAGATTTATTTATACAGCAACTTCTGGTCAAACTACATTTACAGGAACAGATGGTAACGGAAACACTTTAGCTTACGATAGCGGTTACATAGATGTTTATTTAAACGGAATTAGATTAAATCCAGCAGACTACACAGCAACAAATGGTAGCTCTGTTGTATTAGCATCAGGTGCAACTACAGGAGATATTCTTTATATAGTTGGTTTTGGAACTTTCTCATTAGCTAATCTTAGTGCCAACGATATTACTTCAGGAACACTTAATACTTCAAGAGGTGGTACAGGTTTAACTACTTTAGGAACTGCTGGTCAGGTTTTAAAAGTTAATTCTGGTGCAACTGCATTAGAATATGGAACAGTAGATTTAGCTAATTTATCTGCAACTAGCTTAACTTCAGGAACATTACCTGATGCTAGATTTCCAGCTACATTACCTGCAACAAGCGGTGCTAATTTAACTTCTTTAAATGCAAGTAATTTATCCTCAGGAACAGTATCTACAGCAAGACTAGGAAGTGGAACTGCTGATGCTACAACTTATTTAAGAGGAGATAATAGTTGGCAAACTATTTCATCTTCTCCAACACAATTAGTTAGCTCAGTACCTTTAGCTAGTGGTGTTTCGGTAACTGCTGGAAAATTAGTTTCAATAAATTCAAGTGGAGAAATACCTGCTTATCCAACTTTAAATACTTATGGAACAGCTCAAACAAATTCTTCAACAACTGCTTATAGTTGGTACAGTTTAGATGGTTCAAGAGTATTAAAACTTGTACTAACAGGTACATATACTTTTACTTGGAGTGGCACATCAATTTCAAATACAGCAACACCAGTAAACGGAACAGTTAATGTCACAAGTACTTTTGGAAGTGAGCCAACATATTATCTTAATTATGTAGTATATCCAATATCTAATACTCAATTCATAGTAAACCAAGTTAGATGGCTTTATCAAGGTAACTGTTGCAACTATTCAAGAATGGAAGCTAAAACTTTTATAGTAACAGTAGATGCTTCAGGAAATTGTACTAAAGGAACAGAAAATGGTACAGGCGGAACAGGAAACACAGGCGGTGGTGGTGGAGTTACTTCATACGGATTTGGTAAAATTTCAAACAATATTTTTGCATTTAATTATGTGGCTAACAATGGAACAACAAATTCTATTTTTACTATTTCAGGAACAACAATAACAGCAACAAGTGATGCTGATGCTCAATATTTTAAATCTTGCGGAAATTACGATAGTCAAATTACAACAAGTAATATTATAGGTTGGGGAACAGGAGCTAATTGGAGAACAGCAACTTACACTTCTTCTCCAGTTACAATAGGAACATATACTGATACAACAGCACTTTCAGATTATTTATCTGGTGCTACTTGGTATATGATGAAAAATTCAGCAACAGCAAATGCTGAGTATGCTCTTGTAACTTACACAGATACTAGTGGGGTTGCTAAATATAAAACATTTTCAATAAATCAAACAACTGGTGCTTTGACTTTAGTTGAAACTGGAAATTTCTCAGCTTTAGTTGGTTGGTCAGGTAGCATTACATTTAAAGATAAAAATAATCTTGTAGCTGGTGGAAATACTGCAACGTCTTATTCTTTTACTAATGGTGTTTTAAATGGTTACAACTCACAAGGTTATACACCAGTTGGGGTAACAATTTATAATTCCGCAGATTTATATTTTATATTTTATCTAAATGCTTCAAGTTATCCTGTTAATATTGGATATACAGTAAATGCTTATGCTACAGCAGGAGTTAATTATTTAGGTGTAGTTAAAACAACAACGAGTATATCTCCAGCTTCAATAGTAACAGATGGAGTTGCTACTGGATTTACAAGTTTAACTAATAGTAGCTTATATTATTTAAAAGCACCTTTTGATGGAACTGTAACAACTTCTAGTGCATCAGGAATATTAATTGGAAAAGCAAAATCATCAACTGAAATATTAATGCAAAGGAGTAATACACAATGATACAGTTTAATAACTTAGAAGATTTTAAAAAATATGCAAAAGAGAAACTGCTAGAAACAGATTTTGCAGTTTTATCTGATGTACAATTAAAAAATAAACAAGAATTTGTTATTTATAGAAGTGCAATAAGATTAGCATTAACAATAGATAATTATTCTTTTCAATTTCAAGAAACACCTATTGCTGATTGGACACCAGTTGAAAGAACTGCTGATGAACCACAGCCAGAAACAGATATACCAACAGTTTAATGACAATTCATATTGAACCAAAATATAAATTTTCTTACGATGGTGTAATTGTAAATATATTTCATGCTAATAAAGGCGAAGGTTTACCAAAACATGACCATATATATGCTCACTCAACAATGTGTCATTCAGGAAGTTGTATTGTAAGAAAAGAAAATAAAGAGTTTGTAATTAATAAAGAACATACACCAGTAAATCTAAAAGAAAACGAGTGGCACGAAATAGAAGCACTTGAAGATAACACAGTATTCGTGAATATTTTTTCACAAGGTAAAAACTAAAACAACAACTAACAATTAATAATAAGGAGAAGTCGTAAATGACTAAAGCACGAGATATATCTAAGCTATTAAGTACAGCTAACGGAAAAATAGCAGGAGCAAGTCTTGACGTTTCGTTTGAAAATATTTCAGATAGCGGAACAGCAGGAACTAAAGTCGCATCAGGAACTACTGGACAACGTGGTTCTACTGCTGGACAATTTAGATTTAATTCTACTACAGGTATTGCTGAGTATTATACAGGTTCAGATTTTAAAATTATAGATACTCCACCAATTATTTCTTCAGTATCTCCTACTTTTGTAAATACTGATACAGCAGGTAATATTACTTTTACATTATCAGGTTCTAATTTTGGTTCAGGTGCAGTTGTTAAATTTATAGCAAATGATGCTACAGAGCTTACAGCATCAACAGTTACAGTAACTAATTCAACATCTATTAGTGCTGTTATTGCTAGAAGTTCTTTTATAAATGCCAAAGAACCTTATGATATTAAAGTTATAAATTCTTCTGGTTTATTTGGGAACTTAGATAATCAAATTAATGTAGATTTAACTCCAATTTGGTCTACAGCTTCAGGTTCTTTAGGAACTTTTTTAAAACAAAGCTCAGTAAGTGTAAGTGTATTAGCGACAGACCCAGATGGCGATGCAATAACTTATTCAGTTTTCTCAGGAACTTTACCTACAGGTTTATCTTTAAATTCTTCAACAGGTGCTATTACAGGAACTGCTCCAAATGTTGGTTCAGATACAACAAGTACATTTACTTTAAGAGCAACTGCAAATGGAGTTTCTGTTGATAGAGAATTTTCAATAACAACATCATTAAGTTTTACAGCAAGAGTATTAGTAGTTGGTGGAGGTTCAAGCGGTTCTTCTGGTCATTGTCCAGGAGGAGCAGGAGGAGAGGTAATTGATACAAATATTACTCTAAGATTAGGTTCATCTACTATATTTAATATTGGTGATGGAGGAGGTGGCGGTGGTGCTGGTTCAAATGCAAGTAGAAATAATGGACAATCGTCTTACATAACATCAAATGGAATAACCATTACTGCGAGAGGTGGAGATACAGGAGGAAGTGCAGGAACAGATGGTGGAACAGGTGCATATAATATTAATTTTGCACAAGCTGGTTCAAGAAATGGTGCTAACGGAGTTATATCAAACATAACAGGTTCAAATACTTATTATGGAGGCGGTGGTGGAGGAGCTGGAGGAGCTGGTTATGAAGGTTCTGCTGGGGGTATTGGCGGATTAGGTGGTGGCGGTGGTGGAGGAACTGGAAGAAGTCAAAACAACTGGTCAAACGCAACTGCTAATACAGGTGGAGGAGGAGGAGGAGGTGGTGTTGAATGGTGCGGAACTATTTATTGTCAATCATCTTCAGGTGGAAGTGGTGTAATTATTATACGTTATACTTCTGCTTCACAAAGATTTACTGGTGGAACAGTTACTCAAACTGGTGGAGATTTCCTTCATACATTTACAGGTTCAACTACAATAACTTTATAACATGACAACATTTTTAATGACATTGAGCTTTATCGTAGGAGCTTGGTTGGGGTGGAGATATGAAAATATATTAAATGATTTCATAGAACACTTTAAAGGATTGAATAATAAAAAGGATTTTTAAAAATTTTGGTACAAACCCCAAAATATAACAACAAACATCAGGAACACTAATGGCTAAAAAAGAGAAGTCTGTTGCTGAACTATTAGAGCAAATACAAGATATACTTGCTGAAGTTCAGGACAAAGTTAGTGAAAATGAAGTTGATGATTGGTCGTCTGAAGAAGACGAAGATGCTTGGTCTGACACAGATTTAGACGAAGAAGACCAAGAATAATCACAATGAAATTTTAGCTCCGCTTATGACTATTAAAACTAGTAAGAGCTTTCACAAATGTAAGAAAGAACACATCAGCAAAAGTCAGTTTGATATGTTGATATTTGAAATTAGAAATTTAAGAAAAGACGTAGAAGAACTAAAAGGATTTATGAATAAATCTAAAGGAACACTAGCTGTTCTATTATTCATAGGTGGAATTATAGCAACTGCAATCACTGCATTAGATTATTTTAAGAAATAAATTATGACAAAAAAATTACAAGACCTACACGAAAAACTTTGTGAAGTACTATTAGAGAAAATAAATAATCCTGATGTTACTGCAAGTGAACTAAATGTAGCACGACAGCTTTTAAAAGATAATGGGATTGATTGTGTGCCAGTGGAAGGTTCTCCGCTACAATCTTTAATAGACGAATTGCCTTTTAAAATAAATGACAGAAATACCAAACAAGCTAACTGATTTTAGAAATTTTTTATATCTAACTTGGAAGCATCTTAATTTACCTGAACCTACTAAAATTCAGTACGACATTGCAAACTATATTGCGACTGGTGATACCAGAACTATTGTCAGTGCTTTTAGAGGAGTAGGCAAGAGTTGGATTACTTCCGCTTTTGTTTTATGGAAACTTTATTTAAACCCACAGTTAAACATATTAGTTGTCTCAGCTTCTAAAAGTAGAGCTGATGACTTCAGTACATTCTGTTTAAGATTACTTGCAGAGATGCCAATACTAATGCACCTCTATCCAAAAGATAATCAAAGACAGTCTAAGATAAGTTTTGATATAGCCACAGCGACTGCATCACATCAACCTAGTGTTAAGAGTTTAGGGATAACTTCTCAACTAACAGGTTCAAGAGCTGATGTAATTATTGCAGACGACATAGAGACTTCAGGAAATACTCAAACTCAAATGATGAGAGATAAGTTATCTGAAGGGATTAAAGAGTTTGAAGCCATCATTAAACCAGATAGCTCAAGAATTATATTTTTAGGAACACCTCAAACAGAATTTTCAATTTACAATAAGTTACAAGAACGAGGTTATAAGATTAGATACTGGTGTGCTAGATACCCAAGTGAAAGCCAGTTTAAGTCCTATGGTAACAACTTAGCTCCAATCATTAGTAACACTTGGAGTTCAGAGATTGTTGGTAAAGCCACAGACCCAACTAGATTTGACGAACAGGATTTACTTGAGAGAGAAGCATCTTATG